AGCCTTAACTTTAGCAATGATTCTATCGATGCATTCAATCTCTAAATCAATAATATCGTCCATAAGACGTTGTGCTACGATCGTGTGCTGATGGAATTTCTTAAAATCGAACGAAGCTTCCTTAGTAAACGGGTTCTTAACGTACGCAGACAAGTTAAGAACCAATAAACGGCAAGCATCATAAGCAGGTAGAACAATCTCACCGCATGGGTTAGTAGAGATAGAGTTGTGTCCGAATTCATGATAGATATCAGATGGTGTATTCTTTTTTACGGTGTCCCAAAACAGAAGACCCGGCTCGGCAGATGTCCAAGCAGAGTCTATGATTTGATCCCAGATATCTTTAGCTCTAATTGTCTTTGTTACTTTAGCTTTTTCTGGTGAAGCTTCTACTGGCCAACGCAGTGTATATTCTTGATCGTTCTTAACAGCAGCCATGAAATCATCATTAAGACGAATAGAGATATTAGCTCCAGTCACCTTAGTTAGATTACGCTTGATATTAATGAAAGTCTCTATCTCTGGATGGTTAATAGAGATAGTAATCATTTCAGCGCCACGTCTACCATTCTGCGCAACTTCACGGCAGGTATTAGAGAAACGTTCCATAAAAACGCCAAGACCATCGGTGGTCTTGGCTGCGTTGTTGGTGATAACGTCTTTGGGGCGGATACCGGAGATATCTAGTCCTACTCCGCCTCTACGTTTCATGATTTGTGCTAGCTCTTGATCGGCTAACATAATTCCACCATAAGAATCGAGCTTATCAGAATGCACACCTTGGACTACAAAACAATTAGATAAGCTCTGTAACTGGTATGGGTTTCCAATAGCAGACATAGGACTGCCTTGTGGCACAATATACTTGTATCGATCTAACAAAGAAAAAATAACTTCTTCTTCAAGAGGATTAGGGTACTTCTTTTCGATGCGTGCAAACTCTTTTGCTAAACGGCGATGCATCTCAGCCGGAGTTAGTTCTAAATATGTTCCACTCGTGTTTTGCAAAGCATATTTATCAACGAATACTTTAGCAGCAAATTCATCACCACTGAAATATTCAACTGACGCCTCGAAAACCTGAGAATAAGTGTATCCCTGCATAATCCATCCTTGAAGTGAATTAAGTTAAAAGTCCCCATATTAAGTTTTGGTGGACGGTTAGATTTTGATGTTCTCTTTCATAATGGAAAGAGCGCTGTTGATCGTTTTGATACAGCTCAATCTAGATATGCTTAACTTTTTGCATATCTTGTTAATGGACATCGGCTTGTCGCCATCAAATCCATATGCTAAACTAATAATCTCCTTCTGTTCTTTTGTTAGGACAGACAAAGCATCTTGCACAGCATGAGTGGTTTGAGACTCTTCAAGCTCCTTATCAGGGCAATAGCGTTCTTCAATCTGCACAGGCATTACGGACTCCTTGTGTGGAGTATTTGCCTTGGCAACCTTTAAAGGAAAACGAATGGTCGTGTGTAAATTAGCACTTCTCGAAATACGAGTGCCAATATAATTGTGCGCCCACGCAAAAAAGTTTCCTTTGTTTGGTTTGAAAGTTTTCATTGCTTTGATTAGAGCTTCGAAGCCCTCTTGATTCAGGTCCTCATAATTACTGAACGCCTTATAACGCCCAGTTTTCATAGTGACTAGATATCGAAATTTCTCGATGCATTCTTGTTCATGACGCTTTAATTGAGCCTCAATCTTGGTGTCCCCGGAATCTTTAAACTGGGTCCTGAGATCGATTAGCTTGGTCATCAGGTCATGTGCTTCTTGTTCTGTCAGCATGTAGTCTTCTCACTTTGGTCGAAAGTAATGTTATACTCAATTATTGATAAGGTCGTTGAGAAATAGGTCTCTAACACCACAACACAACGATTCACTTACTAATTTCTTCTTCTAGAATTTCGATAACAGATTCCACGGTGGACTTCATTATCTCTTCATCGTCAAGGGACAGCGCGAATTTAAGCAGCTCAATGACCTGCTCAATCTTATGTCGATTACCTTCTCCGCTGTTCTTGTGTTTCATGTTAGCTATAGTTATCTTTGGCCCATCCCGAACCATTGAGTATAAACCCACTACCACCCGCAATAAGTCTTTTCACTCTGTGAGGCGTGGGACAATTTTCTTCTTGACATTTTGGACAAAATTCCAGTTCATCTTTGATAGAATGCTGGTGTTCAAATTCGCCATGTTCGGGGCACTCATATAAGTAGGTGGGCATTTCATCCTCAATTTACACGATGATCATTCAACAATGTAATCTCTTTTTTTATGCTGTCAATTTCCGTACCAACTTTAGTTATTTCGTCCTTAATCTTTTTGATTTCAGAAAGCTTTTCTTCTAGCGGTGCTTGGGTGTCCGCTTCTAATGCGTAAATTTTAGTTAATAAATTTTTGACAGTATAACTACAAGCTAGCATATTGGCAGAGAGTAAGGCACGGCGATAATCACTCATCTGCGCTCGCGTTTGCGTTGGTCCATCTGTGTCTGTAGACTCTGATACCTATCTTCGCCTAACAAGTTAGCGTATATCTTTTCATCTTTGGCTGCGGCGGCTTTTTCTTTTTTAGCATCTGCCTTAATCTTATCAACCAAATCCTGACCGTATAATTCTACTATTCCTTTTGGAGCACCAGAGATTAGACGAGTCACAGTTTCAGCTTCGCACTTGGGGCATTGCTTAGGTGGGTCTACTTTAATAGAATACTCTGCTTCCCATTCATGCTGGCAGGTATCACAACGATGTTCATAAGTTGGCATATTATCCTCTTACCAAAATGCTTTCAGCTTCATCATCCTTTGAATGATGTTAGCGCTTCCCTCTTCTTCAAAAGAAAAATCTTTAGACCAATAAGCGCCTGAAGAAAGAGTTGGGATTTCTTTATCAGCAATCTTAATATGGTTCTGTTTCATACCAAGAGTTGCCCAGACAGTTGTCTTACCGTTATGAAAGAAACCCTTCTTCTCATACCAGCCCTTTGTGCGCATCGGATAGAATCGCTTTGCTTCCCAAGGTATGTTGAGAAATTGTTTTAAATCATATTCGCTTACACATATATGCGGATACTGTAAATCAATTATTGTTCTTAGATTTTCTATCTGCACTCTATTCATTATTTCGTCAAATCTCCTTGCACCAAAAATTTGTCTACTAGTCTATATTCTATATCTTTTGTCCAATTAGCTTTGATATCTTGCTTATATTTTTCGTCTTTAACCTCGAAAACAATATACAGCTTTCCGGTCTTTTCTTCATACTCTATTCTGACAGCTTCTGCCACGACTTTATCCTGCATTTTGACCTCTATTATATGTCTAATAATTCAATCTTTTCAGAAATATCGTCAGGGTCTCGCATCTCGAAAGTAGTAGGATCTTCCTCGGTTTTTTCGTCAATTAGGGTGCCACAGGCCAGGTTTTTTATGAGCCTTCCATCGCCTAATTCACCATCACGGTTTTTGATAACGTGATACTTCATATCTGGGAAGTTTTTCTCGTTAGTTCGGGTCTCAATCTGGACAGCAATATTGGCATTGGTCATAATCAAAGCAGAGCGACCAATACGATGCAAGCCAATCTTATCCTCTTCTTTAGAGCCTTTGGGTCGGTTGAGCTGCACGGCGCTCAGAACAGTCACGTTATGAACACGAGCGAACTCATGAATGCGTTCAGCAATCTTACCAAGCTTGAGCCAGTCATCCATATCCTTGCCACCCTCGTAGTCCATCAGACCGAGGTAGTCGATAACGATGACCTTGGGGTCATACATAATCTTGGCTTCTTCATACAGCATCTCCAAGTGTTCCATTGTAGCACCACGAGGGATGTCTACAATTTCAAACTGACTTGGATACTTGCTAACGAACTTCAAAACCTTCTTGAGCTTAGCCGCTTCTTCTTGGTTGAGCTTGGCCGTACGAATCGATTTGGTTGGATTAGATGATAGTCTTCCAAGCACACGATTGCGACAAGGCTTGAACGGCATTTCCAATGAGAAGTACATCACATTGGTACCAGGCATGAAGTTGTCTTCCATATCAATGGTGTTGTTGCCCAACCAAATCTGTAGGGCCATGTTCATTAGAAGCATGGACTTACCACCACCAGATTCACCACCGATGAGCAATAGCTCTCCAGCACGTAGTCCTCCAGTTACATGGTCTAAGAATGAATAGCCAGTTGCAATGCCAGCATCAAAGTTTGGATCTTCTAGTTTAGCATTGTACTCATCACGAAAGAATGGAACATCATCCTTTAGAGTTCTACGTTCAAATGTACGAACTTGACTAAGCCCTTTGATAGACTGAACTGTCCTCTGTAGGTCGGCAACAGCTTTGTTGACATCAATGTTGCCCGGATCTAACTTGCCAAAAGAAGTCGCAACTTCCATAAGCTGCTTCTCTGCAAATCTTTTCTTGAGCTTCTCTAAATCATGTTTATACTCTTTGTCATCAACTTGCACCTTTTGCAAATCTTCCCAAACAGTATTGATCTTCTTCAATAGATTATCGTTATTACCTTTACCAAGCTTCTCATTAATGACTCGTAAGGTTGGTAGATCCTTATGAGTTTTGATATAGCCAACCACTACATTGGCAAAATTCCATAACTCGCCGGAGAAAAGCTTTGGATCGCTTTCGTTGGCAAAGTCCAAACCAAATTTCTTGTTGGTGATAATGGTCTTTAGGACTCTCATATCTAGATTGTCAAGACTCATTTAACACCCCGCTTTCTAATATCATCGCCCAGAACAGGAAATACCTTAGTATAACCTTTCATCAAACTATCAATGCTAGCTTTCAATGGGCCATGGAAGCTTTCTACTACATTAGGACTATTAGTACACATCAGAGTTGGCTGTTTGTTAGAGCTTCGAGCGCGGAAGATACCTTCCAAACTCCTAGCATACAAATCAGCCGCATTTTCTGACGCCATAAATCTAGGATCAAATTCATCAATCACTAGAAAGTCCACTAAAACCAGTTCGCGTCTTGATAAGAACTTGTCCTCCCCACCTGCTTGAGTTAGAACAGCCACAATATCACTCAGAGTAGTATACAAACAAGAATAACCCTTTTGACTAGCCTTTTTGAGAATACAAGTCACGGTCATTGTCTTACCAACACCATGGCCACCAGCCAAACACATAGAGCTACCAGTAATATAAGACTGCTTGATATCAGCAACATATTCTTCATATTTTTGTTTGAGACGAGGATCGCCTATAAAGTCCTTCTCCATCTTCAGCTTCCAATACTCAATTGGAATATTACTCTCAGCATACCTATTGGTAGCAATCATCCTAATATTCTTAGCTGCAAGAGGCTCATCACTGCTTTGAATGGCAGCTAGTTCTTCTTGCAACTTCTTATTAGGAATGTTGTTGAGCGCGCGGCTTCTGGTGAAATCAAGTGGTTCCATTATTTCCCCTTAGGTGGGCGACCGTAAGCCCACGAAGGAATTGTGCCTGGCTGATAAGCCGAGCGTGCGGTGTTAGAGCGAGGATGAACTCGTAGTGCATTAGGAGGATTACTGTACTGAGTCATCTTGGCAGCGCCAGGAGACCCAAAGTGTTCTCTTCTTTTCTGAGCAATGATTTGTTTCTCTTGCTCGACAACTAATTGACGCAGTTCTTCAAGACTCATATTTTGAAGTGCCGGGTCTTCAGCCTTTAGCGCTTCGTGCAATTTAGCTTTGATCTGGACCTGCATATCATTAGGTGGCTGAGGGCTTGGCTCCGGCTCAATTTCTACAACTTCTGGAGTTTCTTCTGGCGGAGGCATAACCTTGGTCAGCATTATATCCTCACTTGGACGGTGTATAATCATTAAGCTTTCATCGTTTAATGATCGTAATACGACCTGGGCTCCAGTTGATTCTTCTACAATACCTTCAAGCACCATCCCGCTGCGCATGAAGTATTTGACATGCTGTCCCTTGTTTACTGTAATCATACAATCCTCTTGAGCACTTCTTTATCGAGCCCGAATTCAGATAGCCTCTCCATTGCTTTGACGAGATTGTCGGGCATTGGATCCATCTGAGAAATAAATGCTAAATCTCCATAGGTAGAGATATTAAGCCCGGCCTCTTCTCGCAGTATATCTGAGTAATTGGATGGCAGAGCAGTAGAACGATCTACTTGCAAATTCTTTTGACCAGCCAACAGCACATTCATTTTGTAGTCCTGAACTATCTCATCTTTGGTAATGAATGAAACTGATCTGAATCTAGCTTTGGTCTTGGGAACATGGACTTGGTATACCCAATCAATGTAGTCTCGTAGAATCTTAGGATTAGCTGAGAGTTTGGCGGCTAAGGTATTAGCTTGCCAGACCTCAAAACATTTGGCTGGACTCGGATTATTGTATTTCCACGAATAATCAATTCCGTAAGTGTCTTTGTATCTTTTACAAAAATAGCCAAGAATATGAGCGGTCTTCCACTGAGCAACATCGAGTGTATCAATCTCAGCGAATTTATCAAATAACTTCTGATATTTCTCATTTGGAACAGCAGTTAGCTCTCCTCCTGTTTCTTCGATCTTTTCTTGGGTTGCTTTACTTCCTTTGGCCATGAAACGTCAAATCCTTCCTCTGATGTATAAATGCGGTAACGGGTTCGGGAGTGTGTATCTAAAAATGGCGCCTGGTCAGCAAAATCAATTACTACTGCAAACCTTTTGCCAGGATACTTGCGAATAACTCTTCCAACTCTCTGCAAAGCCTTGACGGTAGATTTGCCGCCACAAGCGATGACCAAACCCGACAAGCTCGGGATGTCTACGCCTATATCAAAGATGCGGGAAGCTAGAACACAATCAATTTTGTGCTCCATCAAGTCTTTCTTAACTTTTTCTCTTTCGTCCTTGTCGTTCGAGCCATCCAAGATAGCGCACTTCATATGCTGTTCAAATAGCTCGTATAGTATCTTGCCGTGTTTAATACTGTTGAATAGTACTAGTGTTTGGTAACCCTTTGCTACTAAAGCTTTTGCTGCATCTAGAATCAATCCATTACGCACATCGTTTTCTACTATGTACTTTTTATAAACTGACTGATACTGTCTCTCTAGTTCATATGGATAAGGTGGAGTAACGCGGAATTTGATGAATGGTTGAGCTAGATAGTTATCCTTAATAAGTCGAGATGCTGGAATATTAACGATGTACTTACCGAGAATGGACTCAATCATTAAGTCAGCACCATCATCTCGCCAAGGAGATCCGCTGAGTCCATAAAGGTATTCGGCAGCTGAGTGCTTGAAAATCTGTTGAATAGTTTCACAGGCAGACATATGACACTCATCAATGATGTGAAGTTTGGTTTCCTTCATCATCTTTAGAATGTCGGCATACTTGGCTTTGTTGATTGGATTTTCATCGTCATCAGAGTCTAGTAAGATTTCATTCTTCTTCATACCAATAGCTTGACCGACGGTCCAGATACTTGCTATGTTGATATCATGAATCTTGCATTGACCATCACCAATAATACCAATGGGCTCATCAAAGCACTGAGTGAAAAAATCGTGAAATTGATAGAGTAAATCTTTTCCAATTACGTAGATGATCGTCTTCTTGCCCAATTTTGCGGCAATTAAGGCGGCGATGAGAGACTTTCCTCCACCCGTAGCTACTTTAATAATTCCTCGATCATATTTGTCAATGACATCGAGAATTTCCGTTTGATACGGGTAGGGCTCCTTGCCAATCTTTTTCAAATTGTCAAGTATGTTGCGCGGTGTGCCAGTAGATTTACCAGTTCGTTTATCTAGTATCTCAACTGTTTTGTTAGCCGCCTGATAGAAGTCCTTAACCCTTTCAACTAACCCACTAGGGAATTGTAAAGTTGGAGTAAGGAGCTTCTTGAAACCATCCCACTTGACCCAATCACCATCGCGATTGAGGTAGCCTTTGAAGGCAGCAGTGTGCTCGGCACCTTGCACGTAAAATGATAAATGCTTATCTAGGGCGAGAATGTGTTCGACATCCGCCTCTTCGATAATTTGCGAGGTATTGCCCTTGATAACGATTTTTGCCATACAGATACCATATATAACTGGTATCTTTTTCTCGACAAATCTTACTCAACAAGAAGCGTACTTGCAATTTCTTCAGCTAAAGTTTCAGCAGGCGATGAAGAGTCATTCGGCGGCATAAGCATGAAGACAGAGTACAGAGTTCCGCTGTTCCCAATAAATTCCTGCAACAATACCTTGGTATCAATTTTCCTAAGAAAAGTTCCTAACAAATCTTCAAAGACAGGGTCACTAGTACTTTCAGCTGTACTATTGACACGTGCCCAGCCCTCTATGAAACTAAGATAAACTGCAGGCTTATCTTCATCTGTATCGTATGAGAACACTGCAATTTGTGCAAACTCTCCCGAGTAAACGGTTTTGTATTTAAGGATTATATACTGAGATGACACGATTACCTCTTGAATAGTTTAGTGAGCCAATCACCAATAGTCTGCAAGACTGCAACTATGAAGTTTGTTTTGCTCGGAGCCACAACTGGTGGCGGTGGCGGTGGAGTTGGTACTGGTACAGGATCGGGCACCGGAGTTGGCTCTGGCACTGGTACAGGAACTGGCTCTGGCGGAACATTCCTATTTTCAAATTCTTCCCACAATGAAAGGTCTCGTGCCTTATTTGTATCTACTGGCCCGCCACCTGGTAGGTTAGTAGTTTTACCTCCAGAGTCCTGCCAAATAACCCAACTGGTCCATGGTTTTGGAATAAGTGGGGTGTTAGTATAACTAGCAATCCATAGCTTCCACTTTTCAGCGAATGAAGCTGGAAGGCTAACTGCCTTAGCAAAATATGGATAGGTATAAACAATTGGTCTAATACCAGTTAGCCTTTCGTATTCTTCTAGATAGACTATAGTCCACTCAACAATCTGTTTGGCAGTACATCCCCACTTCTTCCAATTCTCTGGCTCTGGCCACTCCAGATCACATGCTGCTAAGATATTACTTCCGGCCCAATCGGCATGCAGTTTGGCTTGCGCTTTAGGATCACGAAGCGGCTGACTTGGGATGATAGGTAATGGATAAATGAAGTGATATGCCATCACTTTTAGGCCGGCAGCTTTTGCTCCAGCAATGTTCTTTTCATAATTCTTATCTTTTGAAGTGTTACCAACACCACAGCGACAAATAACAAACTTGTACCCAGCTGTCGCACAAGCTTTCCAATTTATATTATCACCTTGATAAATGGAAACATCAATTCCCTTAATCAAATCTGGCATACATTACCACCTTCATTACCTATATGCAGTTTAAGTAGCTCAACCTTTATTGCTGAACTTCCTTAGCTGCTTTAGCTTCTTTCTTAGCTCGTTTGAGTTCTTTAGCTGCTTTCAAAGCTGCTCTTTCAAGTGCTTTCTTAGCTGAACGCCTATCGGCACGCTCATGTTGTTTTTCGTGCTTCTTCTCAGCTTGCTTTTGCAAGTAATGAGTCAACGAAAAAATTTGCTTGGTCTTACGAGGCTTGCTTTCTACCTTCGGTAGGCTGGCCTGGAGGTCATCAAAAATCTTCTTAGCTTGTTTTTGTTGTCTGCGAGTTAATCTTTTTGCGCGTTTCATCTATTCCCCTTAAAACGTTGGGTTGGAGTTACTTGTTCTAAACTTGATCTAACAGCTGGTGACGGATTTATTTCTGGCAACGGATCTGCTACTTTTTGTCCTGAATGTTTTACTTGCCTAATTGCCTGAATTACCTCAGTCTTACAAGCGGTAGGTCCATAAAAAACACCCATCTCTCCAACCGGTGTTAGCGTTACAATGCCTTTTGCAATAGGTTGCATATGGCCTTCAATCCAAACACCTGAGACAAGGATCTCTACATCCTTACCAATAAAGTGTTTTAGGATATCAGTTTCCATTACTTTCTCCTATCAACAACACCACCAACTAACTTGCCGAAAGCAGAAGACTTAGCAGCAATTTTTTCCTTAACCTTCTGAGCTGCAGAAACAGTTTCATTGACACCAGTATCTAGGTTGAGAGACAGATTGCGCTGTTCATCTTTGCCCTTGACAGACTGTGTAAGTTCTGCGGCATCTTTCTTGAGTTGCGTAACACGCGACTCAGGCAGACCAAGACCGCTGAACATAGAGTATACCTTGACAACTGGGTCAGGCGTTTCTATCGTGTAGATGCCCTTGAACACGCCCTTTGGAGAGCCACACTGATCATTAACCATGGCCATGGCATAAGTGATGCTAGAGCTTGGAATCTTTGACCAAACCTCTTTGTTGGCAGCGATAATGACACCAACATATCTAGATTGCTTAAGGTCAAATCCACCTGCTAGCAAGTTGCCATTTAGATTATTAACTACAGCTTCTGCAATAGCGGTATCTTCTGCAAAGTTCTCAATGGTCAATTCACCATAAACAGTTAGGCCTTCACCGTCTGTAAATAGCTTTCCCCATTCCATTGGGTCTAGACCCTTAACAGAAGATGGTAGAGATGAAAGTGTATTGAATACATCTACTGGTTCTACGATAGCTTTATTAGCAACACCATAGAAATCAACTTGACTAATGTTATGGTAGATAGCTTCAATCTTAGCATTGTCTACTACAATTAGGTTATTAACCTTCTTAGTTTGAGTTGCCTTAGCTAGCTTGGAGAGAGTCTCCAATGCATTAGCCTTGGTCTGCGCATCTTCCGTATCCATTGGTAGGACAGTAATAACCACAAGCGGCTTACCAAGTCCAGATAGAATGTCTACCATAGTCTCGCAAGAACCGGCACCAGAACCACCACCCAAGCTCAAACATAGTACGTTGACTTGTGAGCCCTGTAGCTTCTCATTGACTAGCTGGAGAATTTCTCCACGATGCGCTTCGGCAGCAGCACGGCCAATCTCAGTTTCCTTGGCAGCTCCACCCAAACCATACTCCAGCAATAGCTTGTTGGAATCGGGGATATCGATAAATTTGAGATCTTGCATGGCAGTATTAACCGCGACAGCATCGTAGCCTAGCTTGTAAAAAGCTTCGGCGATTCTAGAACCGGCTTGACCCGATCCGAGAACTCCTAACACAATGCTTCTATCTTTCTTTGACACAATCTTGGCTGCCATCTTGCTCTCCTCTTGTTTAGCTTGGCTCTTAGCTTTTAGCGCAGCTAACTTGCTGGCATCTACTTTTTCTTCAGTTTTTACTTCGGCATCGGACATATTGTCTTCAACTACTTCTTTTTGATCTTGTTCGGTTACTGACGTTGCTGTCATCGTTACTCCTTGTTGTGAGATCGTATATATCATCTCAAAAACCATGGGTTATCTAGGTACCAACCTACTGTGTCTCTGACGCCATCTCTAAACTTATAAGATGGCTTCCATCCTAATTCTCGGATTTTAGTCGTATCAATTGCATACCTAAAATCGTGACCGCCTCTTGGATCTGGAATAAAAGAAATCAATTCATGACCTTTACCAATAGCATTACAAACTAGATTAATAGCTTCTATATTGGTGAATTCTTGATTGGCCGAAATATTATAAACCTCATTAGGCGCGCCCTTATCCAGGACTGCCATAATAGCGGTACAATTGTCTGCCACGTAGGTCCAATCCCTAATCTGGAGGCCCTGACCGTAAAGGGGTATCTTCTCCCCTTCCATAACACACTTAATAGCCTTGGGCAGCAGCTTTTCGGGTAGCTGGCGAGGGCCATAGCAGTTAGAGCTTCTGGTAATGTTATAAATTAACCCATGCGTATGGTGGGCTGCCTTGACCATCAGTTCCCCGGCCGCTTTGGAGGCTGAATAGGGGTTTCTAGGATTGAGTGGCGCCTCCTCTGTCCAGGCAGGCTCTGACTCGCTGGTAAGCTGGCCATAGACCTCGTCTGTAGAGATGTAAATAAGCTTTTCTACCTTGTGTTTTAGGCAAGCATTAATAATGACCTGGGTACCTAGAACATTAGAGGTGACGAAGGAGTTTGGATCCTTCAGTGAGGTGTCAACAAAGGTCTCGGCAGCTCCATGAATAACAATATCTGGCTTCTCAAATTGAAAGAGAATATCTATGACATGTTGATCACGAAGGTCAGCAGGATGGAATACATGGTTCTTATTCCAATACATTGAGTTGAGAGCATTGGCCGTTACTCGGTCTATACTAACGAATGTATAGCTTCTATCTGAAGGCTTCTTTTGATTTTGGTCGTAGATAGCCTTACGAATGAAGTTTCCAAAAATGAATCCACAGGAACCTGTGACAAGAACTTTTTTCATTCACTCACCTTATACAATTCAGATGTAGCCTCTTTGTTAGAGATTGGCGCAAAACGTCGCATAGTTTTTCCATCTCTTTCAATTGTCTCCAAAAACATTGGAACAGGTCTAATCCACATAGCACCATAACCATGAGGGCTATCATATAACCCTAAGTATACAACTAGCTCTTCACCAGTTTCAGAGTGTTTACCAACTCCAATAACCTGATAAATATTACCTTTGAAGTGTCTGTAATATCCAACTTCAACCGACATTAGGCCCTCGATAGAGATTAAGTCTAGAATCTTTAGTATACACATCCTGATCTATAACATAACGTCCTGTCCATTTTTTGAACATGTACTGAAGATTATGAGTCAAGAATAACTTGTTGACCTTATTTTTCTTGAGTGAGGCACTTTCCTCATGGAAAATGTTAGTCTCACCACAGTATACAATTTTCTTATTCATATTGTATTTGATGGAAAGGCACAAATCCACATCATCAAATGCCCAATGATAATTTTCATCCATCCCGGCAATACCAGATTTGTTCGATGGGTTAGCCTGACGGAAATATTCAGCCTTGGTAATCAACACGGCGCCTGTTACTACCTGGAACTCACGATTACGCTCAGCATCAGCATCCGTCTTTTGTCCAGCACGGAAATGCATTGGAGTCTTATAGGTTGGATTAAACACTACGCCACAATGTTGCAGCTGATCTGTATTAGTATAAAGTAGTCTGGCCCCTACTGCGCCAACATTTTTATCATTCTTGATAATCGATAACATCTTCTTGATAGAATCTTTATCATTGATGATAACATCATTATTGAGC